GCGCTAGACCGTCTACAGGGCAAAGTAAAGTGCCGCCACGTCGCAATCGACATTGCCGCGCAACACTTGGGCATTAGCACTGCCGAGATTTCGCTGCTGTATCAGGGCATTCGTAAGACGCCCGATGGCTACGCAGAGAAGCTGGCAACGCTGGCCGACAATCCGCCGCACCCTGGTTATATCACGGTGCTGATGCTCGCAAAGCATAAGCGAGTGTCGAAAGCCGCCGTACACAAGTGGATCGTAGACGGAAAGGTTGACAAGCCCGTGCAAGGATCGCACAAGCGTTTCCTGTGGACGAAGCACGAGGACGCCCAAAAGATTTGGGAAAGCTGGTTGCGATGAAAGGATTTGCCGTGGCGTGCTGCGCTGTAGCTGGCGCAGTGATTTGCCTAAATGGCAAGGATGGATGGGGCTGGTTTTTGCTGGCCTCTATTTTGATTGCAGTGTATTGGGATGACAATGAAAAATAACCGCCGACTATGGATCTGGCAGGGTCGCAAGAAAGCAGCCTTTCACGGTGCCGCGCACCAGTGCAACGAGTGCAAGCAGGGGTGAGTGAGAAGTGAAAACAAAACTATCATTCATAAAACATGGCCTGCTTGCAATTTCCGGCGCGTCTGCATCTTGCATGGTTTGGTTTTTGGCAGTTGGACACTTATGGCATCAAGTTGAGTTCATGATGCTAATGACGGCAATTTGCCTAAACGGAACCGGAATCACCTTCTATCTGGATGCTATCTATGAAACACGAAGTACCGACAAACCCTGACGTAACCCTGATTGACGCCAGCATCTGCCCGCCGCCCGTCGGCGTCAAGATTCTGCTTGGCGACAGCGTGCGCGGCATTACCACCATTGGCCAATGGCAATCCGGCTTCGACTGCTGGGGCTATCTGCCGAAATTTCCGGTGACGCTGAAGCGAAAAAAGGTTGACGCGCAGTAGTTTGGTGTATATAGTTTGGATTGTGGTGACGCGCAGTGGCGATGCGCAGTAAACGACTAAACGCAGGGCGGAGAGAAAAACTGATGTCGCGTCATTTTGACTAAGACACCCTGCAAGCCAGCAACTGCCAGCTGGCCACCACAAAGAATCGCCCCGCATTTTCCAGCATCACACGCTGGACGCTCAGGGGCATAAATGAGCGGGAGCTTTTCCCTGATCGCCAGAAACGGGCAGGTGTGAATCTGGCGCGGTGAATTTGACGGTCATATATGCAGCGGCGCAATCCACGCAGATTAATGATTGCACGTTGTGCGGCAAGCCGGTTTGTCATCGCTGATAGTAAAAACACCTTGTCGCCTCCTTTACAGCGCCTTGCCAGCGTAGAATCTGCATGGCACGATTGATCGGCGTAAGCGGTCGCAACACGGGGCGGCATTGGATGGGGTGGTTTAAATTGCCACGATTCCGCAGGTACGCCAGTGCGTTAAGGTACAGTGCCGTGCCGTGTTGGTGAAACAGTCGGAAGCTGTAGCACATACAACAGTCACGGCACATGCGTTAATCGTTTGCTGCCCGTTGCATCCTACCGTGACGGATTTGTTTGCAATGTCCATACAAGTACCCGCAAGGGGCTTGACGCGAAATGCCAAGCTGGGGCAGGGCCAGCACCAACACACAATCACTCACGCGGCAACCGGTGGCGCATTTATGCGCGGTCGCAATTGCCGTCAGTCACATCGTTAAATTGATGCGGACGGGTGCGCAACTACTGGTGAGTGATTATGTGTTGGTCGCAACGCGCAGGAACGCATCAGCATGGCGCGTGGAAGTTGCTGATGCGTGAGACGCCAACTAAGGAATCAGAGAGTGCTGAAGAAACTGATTCGCTGCCTGTAGAAATGCAGGTTCCATGTGATGTGGACGCAAGAGAATATGCACAAGCTCAAGCAAGGTTAGCATCTTGCCGGATTGGCTCCTAGTTATACGTTGCCTGACAGCTCGGAAAGACGAGCACCAACACACAAGCGGTATACTTTTGCGGCATGTCCGTAGCAGGTGGGATTCCTGCCCGCTTGTGTGTTGGTCGTCGTGAACGCTGGGGCTGCAACATCGCCACGACGTAGATGCGGATTAGGCAGTTTCGTCGCGCATCATGCAGCACTCTCCCATCCCTTACCCGCTTCGGCGGGTGTTTTTTTGCCAACAAAAAGGCCACCAATCGGTGGCCTAGTTCATTCCAGCAGTTCTACCTGCCGCTTATCATCGCGGCCTGAGATAGATCACCTCACTTTCGAGATTTGTTCAGCGCCAGCAAATCTACCAACGCAACGATTTTTCCCATGACTGCATCGTCTGCCGGTGTCGGCGTCAGCTTCGCCACGACGGAAGCTACCGTTACCACGCCGGTTGCGATGCTCCAAAGGTCTGTCCAGTTTTCCATGATCCACTCCATGCTTGGCTACTCCTGTAGTTTAGCAATTGCATCAGCAATTGCCTGACAAATAATCCACTTCTTTTCCTGCCAAGTTTTCAGCTCGACTGGATTGCTCAGAAAGAAAAGCTCCACAATGATACCGCCAGCGTTGACGAATGCCAGCCTACCGCGTGCGGATTTCGTCTGATCGATCCACCCAGCATCGCCGCGCAGCTTGATACCCATTGCCTTGCTGATAGCCAAAGCGATGGCCTGCGACTCTTTGCACAGCGATGGCAGGCTGATGCACTCCACGCCACCAGCCTGCGGGTTGACGGCGGCATTGCAATGGAACTCCACCGCTAACGCCTTGCCTGCCACCAGCCTAACGGCCTGCGACAGTGGCTGATTATCCGAACCCGTTCCGTCAGAAACTGCCGGATAACCGGCAGCCTCCAGCTTGCGACGGACGATGTTGCGGGCTTCGACAGCAATATCTGCTTCCCTGACGCCATTTGCTACAGCGCCAGGGTCTGCGTTGCTGTGTCCTGCGGAGAGTAGGATCATAGTTGTACCAAATGATTTATATTAGTAATTTTGTGCGAAATTATTCACCAATATACTTAGCAGTAATTGCTGCATAATTCAAATTAAGCGCACCGCCAGAATCTTGATATACATAAAGCTCAACATAATTACCACCCGTGGCATTAACTTGAATTGTAGCGTTAGAACTGCGCGACGTCCCGCTAGTAATGATTTCGGAGGTCGGAACGTCCACGCCCGACAGTTTCAATCTAGTAATGCGGGTGCCGCTAGTGTTAGTTGCCCATTTCGTTTGATATTGGATTTCCCATTTACCAGTGAAAGGCAAGTTAATCCTAGTGTTATTCGTCACATTGTCATGCAGCGAATAAATGTCGTAGTACTCGGAGTCAAAAGGTACTTGCGCCCCACCGCCGCCGTTTGCGATTGAAATTGCCGCGCTAGTGTAGACGGAGGCAGTTACAAGGTACGGCGATTCTGCGTACAGTCTCGCATTGCTGTTTGTTGTAGCGACAATCGGATCACCTGCGCCGACAGAGGACAGTCGGGCATTTTTCAGGCTGACTCGGTGTGGCCCTGTACCATCAAGCGAAATCAGCGGCTGCCCCGTTGCGGTGCTAGGCAAAGTGCGAAGGCCATCAATCGCCACCAGATTCGGCCCAAGCCCTTTAACCTGGAGGAATGTCCCGACAAATTCAGCAAGCACGTTAAAAAACATCACCGGGCGGGAAGCGCGAAGCGCAGATGTGCTGTCAATAATTACAGTGGGCTTTGTAGTGCTACCGCTGTCAAAATACGTTCCCCTGAACTCCAGCCCCTCCACGTTGTTAGCATATACACACGACCCGCCAATTTTTCCGCCTAGCAGCCACCCGCCATCAAATATTACGTTGGTTACTGCTAAGTCGCCGCTCGCCGTGTACTCAAGGCTTACCGCTTCGCCTGCGCCGCCAGTGGCCTGCACAAAGCAGTCGGTAAAACGCACGAAGTCGATAAACGTCACTGTCGGAGTAAATCGAATCGGCTGCGAAGCCGTAAAGTGGCAACGCTCAAAAAATACATTTCTGGCCGACTTTAGCCACAAAGCATTAGTCAACGCAGCAGCGCCGGCGATTGTAACGCCTTCTATTACGATTTGGCCGGCGCGGTCATTCGATACTGTACCTGCACCAGTAAACTCAAAAAGACCGCGATTGGCAGGGAATGATCCGGACGGAGTCAGGACAAAGCCTTTTGCATCACCATGATACGGGAAGCGTGCAGAATCACCTTTAATCGAAATGCTACGGTTGGAAGAACCAAAAACAATCGGCGCAGAAATAAGGTAAGTGCCGGACGGGCCAGATAGAGTTCCGCCGCCAGTCAAACTATCAATAGCGGCCCTAAACGCCGCGTAACTATCTGCTACCCCAGTAGGGTCTGCACCCCACCAGCGAACATCCACTGGCCCACTAAATTGACGCTCCCAGCTACGGCCAAGACCGTCTACCCACACCGTGCCGTCGTTGTCAGGCTTGCTGCCCGTGCGAACAGCAACCCCGCCGCAGCCGTCAAAATAGTTACTACGGCCACCGATCTGAATTCGCGTCGCATCACCAGTGTAAGCACGAAGCTGGGCGTAAGTTGCCGCACCGATCAGCGAACTGCCATATTCCGCACCCAACTCCTGCCGCGACACGCCGCTGATAACCTCCCACTGCGCCGGATTGAAAGTTCCAGTGGTGGTAAACGGAATGGCAGTTGCAAGCGCGTGATACGTCACGCCACTATAAGTCACGGTCTGAGTGACGCGGGAAACGGCAATGCCGGACGCGAACGCTACCGGCACTTCATAGCCGGTGCGACGGAAGAATTCGTCAACAGTCAGGCGCGACTTGCCAAATCGGTCAAGATAGCTGCCAGCGCCATTGCACAGCGCGTCAAAATCTTTGACGTTGTCCAGAAAGTCGGTAACGTCAGTCGATGGAATCGGATTAGGCATTACAAGCCCTCATAAATGCGTGAGTCATAAGCGGCGGCCTCAATGTCAATCGTGCCGTCCGCCTTCGGTTTTATCTCAGTGACAGTATACAGCCCTGCACTATTTATAGCATCAATCGCCAAGCCTACGCCGATAGCGTAGCGGCTAGAAAGCTGCTGTGTGCTGCCGTTTGCCACGTAAACGCCCGCTGGCAAGCTGGAAACCGTGAAGCCACCATCAGCCGGCGTGGCGGTAACGACGGCTGTTTGATAGCCTTCTGCGGTCGTAAACACCACCTGCGCCGATGTGTTGCCATTCCATTGGATCGGTTCGCTAGTAGTAATGGTCAGGCCATCAATCGCCAGCACCTCGCCAGCCTGCAATCCGTCGTCGCCGTAGAAGTCGTTAGGATCAACCCAGCGAACCAGATCGCCCTTGCGTAGTGCGAAGCCGTCATTCAGCACGGTGTCAGCAAAAAACTGGCGCTGATACAGCAGCTTGCGACATTCCAGCAGTGCGCGATTATTCGCTTGCGTCTGATTGCGGCAGCCTGCCAGCTTCATTTTGCTGGGGCGCGATGGCGTACCGGCAACGATAGTGCCGTCAGTCTGAATGCGGTAACGGATGTATGCGCGGACGTTTTTCTCTGGGTCTACATATTCCAGCTCCACGCCGTCGTATTGACCCGGCACAAATCCGTTATACGTCAGCACGCTATCGCCAGACGCCGCAAGGTTGCGGTAATCCAGCTGCATGACAGGGTACGGCTGCGCAGCATCGCGCCGGAACGTGTATTGCAGGCCAACGCGCGACACGTACACGCGGGCGGCGTTGCAAATAGTCTCCACTCGCTCACCAATAGACACGTCGTCATCGTCAAACGTGAAATCGAAATAGCCAAGCTGGCCAAGGTCGCCAATGGCGGTTAGCGACGCAACATCAAGGTCACTGATCGACAAACCACCGACGGCAACGTACTGATGCACCACGGCACGACGGAAATCACGGCTAGCAGATGTTGCTGTGCTGGCGAGGTCGCGCACATGGCGAGTAGCAATCAGGTTAAATTTCCGGTCGCTGAAACTGGTGGCGGATTCCGTGGCCTTGGTGACGACTTTGGCAACGGTAACGCCTGGTAATGCCTTGCTTGCGTAGTAACGAAGCGCTGCCAGCTGCTCGACCTTGGCCACGTCGTTACCATCGCCAACGGCATTGCTTAGGCGCTGCCAGCGCACGCGGTAACGGGCAGTGCCGTATGCCGGCGTAGTCACGACAGACCATGCGCGATAGTCGTAGGTGTCATCTGAATAAGTCGCATCGGCAGACTGGCGAGTGCCGCCGATTTCGTCGCCGTTGCTATCAATCGCCCACCATTCCGTGCGGATTGTCACGGAACCTTTCAAGCCACGCTGGAATATAAGATTCGTGCGGAATCGGTCAGCAGTCACTGGCAGCGTGTACGGTCAAACCCAAATCGGGCTGTTGCCAATCGGCTTGATGCTAACCGTAACGGTGCCGGTGAATGCGGCTGTAAACACGGCTGGCGCGGTGAATGTGAACGTATGGAAGCCCGCCGCCGTAACGACGGACGTTACCGCACATGTTTGGCTGAATGCCACAGCGCCAGTGCCAGGATCATAGGTGAAGCCTACCAGTGCATTGCCCGTGCCGACGATGGATAGCAAGTTGTCCCACTTGGTGCCGGTGGCGACTTTGACGGTGAATGCCGCGCTGCCGTTAGTTATAACTACGTCTGCGGTTTCGGTTTCGCTCGGCCATACGGTCGGGTAGACAAGTTCCTGTCCATTCACGTCAGACACGGTAAAGGGCTCAGTCACGCCAAGAATGGTAGTCGTGCCATTCTCTGGATAATCGCCACCAACCGGCTCGAAAAACTCCACGCTACTGCCGGAAATGTCGCCAAGCGGTGTGTCGCCGGATTTGATCGACTCGCGTGTGTACTTGCCAAGCCCGACGCAAAGCCACTCGGTCACATACTTGATGTGGTCAATGTAATATTCGTCCGACGGCTGAATCAAATCAGGGTATGAGCGAACCTGCCCGTAAATGTCGGGAATGGCCTGATAGGCGCGGGCAGTGTTTGTCTGACCGGTCAGTCGGTTATTCGGGCTGTCTTTGCCGACGGCTGCCGATACGTTCGGAATGCTCGGCTTGGGAATCAGCTTCCCGATCAGGCCGAATGTCAGAATGTTGGCAACCTTGCCGATAGCGTTTGCCACGCCACCCTCTGGCCGGCAGATCACGCGCACGGAATCAAGCGCGCTCGCCAGCCGTTGCAATTCCGCGCACTCGGCTGGATTGTCAATCAGCTGGCCATTGATATACAGCGATGCACCGTAGCCAGACGCGAGATGGCGCTCGATGTTCTGCTGAATGGTCAGCGAGTAATCCAGCTGCTCAGTAGTGACGCCGGATGCGCCAGTAGGATCATGCAGGATGGTAAGCATAAAAGCGGATTTCCCCGTAAATTTTCTGCACTGCTTCGATAGTGTTGATTCTCACGCCGCCAGGTCGGTTTTCGTCGCCGTCGCAATGCAGGATCATGCCGCGCCCGATGTAGACACCGCAGTGCCATGGCTTGCCGTCGCGCCATGCCATGAAAGCACTGGCGTTTGGCGCTGGGTCGGAAACTTCCTGCCAGCCCAGCGAGGCATATTCCGCCATGTCATTGCCACGCGCTACGGTGACGCCGCAGACGTGGTAGAAGTACATCGCCAGCAGGCCAAAGCAATCCATAAACTGCCAGTTCGCTGCGTACTTTTTCCACTGCACGCGGCCAATGGTCGCGCTGATGAATTCGTCAGTCGTCATAGCAGTTCCAGCCCCGTGAAAACAGACACGTCATAGATGCGCGCAACACTGCGGCGCATTGGGTTGTCAACGGTGGCCGTTACCTGCACAGAGTCGGCATTCAGAGACACGCCATCGTTACCAGACACGTACAGCGTAAGCGTTTGCACTGGCGTAGCAAGGTCTGGCGACTGGTATCTGCCGTAACCTACGGTAATGGGCTTGTATCGCCCGGCAGTGGTTATCCGGCGCAATTGCTGGCTGAATGTGCGGCCAACGACAATACGCGGGAACCTGATAGCCATGCTGCCGCCTTTGTTATTACCAACTTCCGGCAGGGTAATGTCGGCACGCACGGCTTGGTGCAAATAGCCACCCAGCGTCACATCTTCAAATTTATTGACGACAATGCGGAATGGCTGGCTGAAATCGTCATGCGTGAACGTCAGCGCCTCATATTCCGGCGCTGGGTTTTTCGTTGTCCAGAACTCGCGCTGACTCATGATTGCGGCACGTATAGGTTGATTAGGTAATCAAGCGGCTCGGTGAAGCCATTCCAGTTCGGCAGTTCGATCATCAGCTCGGCTGCATCAAGATACGATTGCGGGATCACCCGTTTGCGGGCTGTAATTTTTCCGGTGTACGTCCAGACGCGGGCATCGTTGCTTGCAGGCATGAGCGAGTC